TAGCGTTGACACTTGGAGTATTTATAATTAGACCAGTTCCAGTTCCTATTGCGCCTACCTTAGCCCCTGCTGTAGAAACTGGTAACCATGAAAAGCCTGTGGTGCTGTCAACAGTAAGCCCATCAGCAGTCACAGTACCCGTAACGTCGATGCCTGTGGAGGTGGTGGCTAGTTTTTCAGAGCCATCATAAAATAGCTTTAGCTGTCCATCATTGACGGCAGTTAGCATATTTTCTGTGCCGTCAACTTTTTGTAAACGGATATTATCGCCTTGTATTAATAAGCTACCTCCGCCAGATTCTTTTATAATGCTATTGTTTGGTTCGTGAAAAATTTCTAAGTCTGAGCCAGCACCGAAGATAGCCTTGTCGTTGTCGCCGAAGGATATGTTGGCAGTGGTGGAGATATTGTTGGTGATAGCCCAGTTGGAACCATCCACCCGCGCCATCTCAAACCCACCTGCTGTACTGCCGTCATTAACGTGGATAGAGTCGTTGGTGGTGTTAACTACTACCTCACCCTCGGCACCTGTAAAAGCGGCTACCTGTGAACTGGTGCCACGCCTGATCTGTAGTTGTGTCGCCATCTAAGTCTCCAATGTGGGCCAATCTTCATCTGCAAGATCAGGCCAGTTCTGGTGTAGTGTAATGTCGCGCAAAGCCTGCCGATAGGTTCTGTACTGTGTTTTTTGATCGTCTGTAAGTGGCGCATCAAGCACTTGAGTCCAATCGCTCTCCCTGAGCAATGCATCTCTCTCTAACCGCGCATTTGTTTCTTTCAATTCGTCCGTTTCGACGTGCTCTTTATCTACGACGCTTCCATCGACGACCATTTGCGTAGCGTCATCTGCTACACCTTCTAGGATAAACTCACCATCTTGAGCTTGGATTACAAAATCTGCTTCTGCACACACGCCAGAGCGTAAAATAGTCCCACCTTCTTCATACACAACGAAGTTTTTCACTTTTTAACCTCCAGCAAGGCCAAGCTCCTGCTCGAAACAGTGGAGGTGGTTGCTGCTGCTTGTGGGCTTGTTCCGTTGTTTTCAGCGGTAAGTGTATAAGTCACCGACCCAGCACTCGCGCTAAAATCTGTTAGCGAAAATGAGAAAAAGTGTGTTTCACCAACTCCGGTCAGGGTTTGGGTGAAGATCGTGGAACCGCTGCGCTTAACCCGCGCAGTGACACTATGCGATCTCCCGCTCGATGGCACGGCCTTGAAGCTCGCAAAAATCAGAACGGATGCGCCTGTAGCCGTATGGCTGACAGTTTGGATTGTCACCTCATTATCACTATTGACAACACTGATGTTGCCCGCTGTAAACGCTGACGCGGCGTTACTTACCGCATTGTTTTTTATCTGAGCGGTGTCTACGCCAGCGGCGTGGATAACTAGCTGCCCAGCGCCATCGGTGTCCAACGTGACGTTGTCTATATTGATGCGGTTAGCGTTGATTGTTCCCGTAGTGATAACGCCGCCAGAGATAGCAGTCACATTGGTGTTGACCTCATCGCCAGTGATGAACGCTGAGTTGTTCGTCAGGTCTGAAATGTTGTCACCCGCCACAACAATGTTGCCCGCAGTGATGATTGTGCTGGCAGATACCGCGCCTGTTGCGCCCGCAACGCTTTGAACTGGGGCCGCTGATGCTGCGCCCGCAGCGTTTACAAATGCGCTGTCGTTAGACAGTTCAGAAACGGCTGTAGGAATGTCCGACGTTATAGCTATCCCACCAGCGGTGATAATCGTCTGCGCGCTGACATTGCCAGTCGCGCCAGCAACCGTCTGTACCGGTGCAGCAGATGCTGCGCCTGATGAGTCAACGAAGCCTGAGTTGTTGTTTAAGTTAGAAATGTTGTCGTTAGCGACAATGATGGAACCAGCAGTGATGATTCCGTTAACGTCTAAACGGGCTGTGGGCACTGTGCCGCCAGTGATATTGGTGCCGTTCAGGTTACTGACTGTAACCAAGGAAGCATTGATGCTGCCAGCCGTTATCGTGCCGAGATTTGCGGAGATAGCCGACAAACTGGAAACGTCAATTTTGCCTGCCGTTACCGCGTCCGACGCAATGTTGGCACTCTCAACGAACTCAAATGTGCCGATGGCACTAACCACCGCAGACGTTGTAATCGAACTGGCTTGTATTGCGCCGATCACCGCAGAGTCAGCAAATAATTCTGACACATTGACTTTTGCGGCTGTCACCGCGTTAGCATCTAGCGCAGCAGTTTGTACTTGTCCAGTCGTAAGGCTAGAGGCTTGCACCTGCCCGAAAACTTGTGTCTGCAAGTTCACTTGGTCATCTAGGTCTGCTGCCGAGATAGCAGAAGTCCATGTGGTTCCAGTGTACCGATGCAGCTTGTTGTCTGTGGTCAGCATAACAACGCGACCAACGCCTAAATCCGTTGTGGGCAGCGCACTTACCCTCTCAATCGGCCTAATCGTGTCGCTAAACAAATCTTGGGCGAGCGTTCCTGACAAGTCGGATGTATTTATCAAAGTGGTGAAAGCAGGCACTGATGAATCGTATCGGTACAGCTTCTTGTCGCTGGTCAGGAAAACAATAGACGGCCCAGTGTAACCAGTGGGAGAGGGTAAACTAGCCACAGCAGAGATTGGCTGAACACCACTAGCAAACGAAGCAGCGGTGATAGAGCCGGGGTCTACCGAAGACGCTGTGAAGATGTCCTCAGACCACGCAGAGCCCGTCCATACGAATAAGGTGTCTGTAGTCGTCAGCAGCTTAATCTGCCCGACGTGCGCCCCTGTTACGCCTGACAGCGTGCTTACAGGCTCAATACCAAACGCATCGCCAGCAGCAAACTCATCTAGCACATCTTGCGCGAAATCATCCAGCACAATCTTTTGTGTGGTAGCTGAGAACGACGCGCTAAATCCAGACAAGTTGCCAGAGCGGTCAGCACTTCTTAACCAATAGTATCGGGTGACACTGTTACCTAAACCCGTAACTGTATGTTGGTCAGACTTTGTTTTAACAATGAGCGTAGATGTCGCTCTGTTGTCTACCGTGTTTTCGAAAATTTCAACGAAGGCCAAGTCACTGTCGCTGGGCAGTGAAAAGTTGAGCTTGATTTGCTGAATGCCACCTGTCGCCGTAATGCTGGATGGGATAGCTGGGGCAGTCTGATCGCCCTGCAATGTGAGAGTGTTCGTTATAAAGCCAGACACCCTGCCTGTGACTGTGACCGCCCTCACCCTGAAGGTGTGTTCCTCTAGCTCTTTCTGCCCCGCGATGGTTGTGCTGGTGCCGTATACCAGAACAGATGAGAACTCAGCGCCCGGATCAGTGACAGCCTCGTTCACCCCTCCGTAGTTCAGTTCTAAGGTCGTAGCATCAGCGACAGAGCCGTAGTCAATCGTCGCTGTGTACGAATTTGTGACTTGCCCGTAGTCAATCTGACTGGCTGATGTGCGCTTAAACTCAACCTCGTAAGCGTTCACATAGGTGTTATTGGTCGGCGCAGTCCAAGCAACACGAACAGCAGGAAGAACGGAGCCATCGTTACCCAGAACAGTCGTTTCTGTAAGCGTCAGTGACGTTGGCGCATCTTGTGCTGGGGTGTTGTCAACAATGTCTGAATAGTCAGGGTTGTTTGGCCCTACTGTGGCGACCACTGTTGACGAATCAGTGTCTGGATTTCGGTCGGATTTAATGAATGGTTGTGTGCTGTCTTTATCTCCTTTGTAGGCAAAAGCGCGCACCCAGTAGTACCGTTGGAGACCAACAGTGATGGGGTCCACAGGATTTGCACTATCGTGAAAAAATTGGGTGCCGCGCGTCTCACCGATTAGCTGCGCGTTTGACCATGAACTGTCGGCAGACGCATATACCGCAATCGTCTCAAATGCTTTTGGGTTTGCCGGGTTTGTCCAGTTAAGTTCAATGTGCTTTAAGCCAGCGCTAGCCGTTAGGTTTTGCGGATCAGGCACACCCCGAAACCCGTCAGTAATAACGCCGGTTGGCGACACTGTGCTGTACTGGGAAGCTGTTGGGTCCGCGTAACTGGTTGAGTCGTCCTCTAGCAGCGTCAGATTTACAACGCCGTCTTGCGTATCACTAAATGTTAACCCCGCGCAGCGAAACACTTTGTTGCTGTAATTTAGTTCTTCCACCGTTACGCTCACGCGGTCACCAACTTGGACGCGCAAACCTTTTAGGTTTGCTGGAAACGTAAGCACTTTTTGTTGGTCGCTTAGTGAAATCTGTTTAAAAGCAATGCGCTGGGCCATAAATGACGTGTTAGTGAACGGCAGTTGCACGTCACGAATCAGCACTTCGTTGGCGTCACGCAATACTGCGCTGATCTGTTGCACTTCTGGCGCTTCAACACTTTTGTGCTGCTGCGCCGGGTCGATAAAAATAGGTCGAATGGTGTTGAACCGCTCACCGCGCTCTACTGACGTTTTCACGGTAATAGCACCAGCTAAATCGTTCTCATCAAGCGATTCGGTAGGCGCTGCGTAAGCACCAGCGCCAATGGTGTAGATGCCGTTTGCGTAAACAAGCGTCCCATTCATTGCCGAAAGCAGCTTGTTTATGTTTGCGCGGTGCGTGTCTGTCGCGTACAGCACACCGTTTGCGGTAAAGCGTTTTTCTGTGGCGCTGCTAGGCACAGCTACTGTTGCGTCACACGCATTTGCTGCGGTAACCACTGCCGCCCAATCAATTTTGTTGGTTGCAACGCTTAAACCGAATTTCGTGTCGGTGAGATAATTTGCAACGCACAACGCTGGGTTTTCTGACCACGCTTGGTAAGTTGCGCTGTTAGGGTTAGCGCCTGCGCTGTTGCCTGCGGCAACGTCTAGGCGTGGGTCGTAGATGTCTTTTTTACCCTTAACCAGCGCTTTAATGTCGCGCGGCGTGAGCCTATCCCACATTTCTTGGCTGCTATCGGTCAATCGCCATTTAGTGACAATGTACGCAATACCACGTGCCTGATGGTTTGCCGTCCAGCCAGTAAACGAAGCGCTGAGCAAAGAACTGACGGCTTGCGTGCTAGTGCCAGTTTTGCGCTCTACAAAACAAATGGTGGTCAAAGGCGCTTCGGTTGTTGGACCGAAATCGCCAGCCGTTACGGCGTTGCCTGTAATAGAGGCGTCAGCGATGCGCGTTTTATCGAAATAAATGTCGGTGACGGATTCGCATTCGTGCGCCGTTAGTGCCACAGCATGGTAAAGGTCTTTGTTGTCTGTCCCGGCTACACCAACAAAGAATATCGGGCCAGATACTAACGCTTCACCATAGACGACTTTTTGCGGTTCTATGGTGCCGCGCACCGTCTGTTGCCTTGTTCGGTCAGTGTCGCTCTGCGGCATCGACACGTCTGGCATCATGCCTTTAATCAGGGCGTTAGCGCCTGCCACGATTGCCGTTGCAGCCGCTACCGTCAACGCAGCCGTGGCATACAGTCCGACAGCCGGTAGCCCAACCGCTAAACCAACGTTAGCAATTGCCGCAATGAATGGGACAACAGGCGGCATTAGACTGCCCAGCCTGCAACAATGTAGCGCGCAGGAATTTGCGACATGCCTTTTTCAGTTAAGCAAACAACGTTTTGCCCTAACCGAATGCCGCAAGCCTCACCAACGATAGGCAAATCAACAACGCAAGGATCACCGTCTTTCGTAGTGTCTGCCGGTTTGCCTAAAATGCTGCCAATAAAGCCCAGCAAGTTGCCTTGGCGCGCAATAAGCGCGTTGGCTTCTGTTTCGTTTTGATAACTAAACTCAGCTGCGTAATCTTTGCCGGTCAGTTCTTTGACCACGAAAGCAATAAATTGGCAACAATCAGAATCGCCATAGCTGAACGATCTGCGTTGCCACTTATTCAGTGCAGCGTGAACCCTCAATGGTAGATGTTGCCGGGGTTAATCGGCCCTATCGCTGGCGTGTTGGAAATACCGGTGATGTTCTGGCTGTTAGCGTCACCCCAGCGTATTTTGGCGCCTTCGATTTGCGCCATAAATTCAAACGCTACATCAGATGCAAAATCATTCTGCTGTTGGCTGTCTGTATATTTGCGGTTGCTAGCTTTATCAAACCTGGCTAATTCAGATTCGCACGTTAGCTGTATCACGTCGCCGCTTTCTGCGCCGACGCTTAAATCCATCTGATCCATAACGCCCTGCCAGACAATAGTCGGGTCAGCTAGCAGCACGTCGTTTGCATCTAGCACGCCCAAATAAACCGTGACAGGCTGATTGTAATAATCTTGTGTTAACGCTGCTCCCGATATGGCAGCGTCTAAGCCAGACAATGCCAGCGTCAGTTTGTAAGGTGACACGTCGATGCCTTCTTCTATTTCGCTGATCGTGCCCAGATCACCGACGCCAAGCCAATGGTTACCGCCCCAAGTAAATGTGCCAATTGAGTTGTGCAGGTAGACGGTGCCGTTTGGAAACTCTAGCTTGGCAAACGTGACCATCGACACGTAGCTAGTCGCAAGCGCGTTAGCAACAGCTGTAGGAAATCCGCGACTCACGCGAGTACGTCCTCAACTGCTTCGATGGTAAAACTGCTAAACGTGCCAGGTCTTGTGTTCCATGACGCTGGGCCAGCCAACATAAAGACACCAGACACTGGGGTGGTGTAATCGATGATCGTGTCGTTAGCTAACGTTTTGCGGATTGGTGGTGCAATCGACAAGCTGATGTTGCCGCTTGCATCGCTATTTGCGTCTGCGACCACCATATGAAGCTCTGAGTTAAACGAAATCATATCCCCGCTGCGCAGGTAGTTGTTAACGCTGGCTGT